TTCCCTATCGATTTCAGCGGCAACTTGTTCTGAAAGTAAAGCTGTCAATTCAGCCTCAGCATCGATGTTGTGGAATGCACTAACATCTTGTGCTAATTCTGGAGACCAGCTAGCTCTCAATTTCCTTTCTGTAACAGAAACAGTAACGTCCTTCATTTCGAAAGTAACTTCAGCCATTGAAGTTTCCATCTCAAGAGAACTATATTGATTCCAAGATACAGCGTAAGTTGCAGCAGATGTAGTAGCAGAATACCCACCAGAAGTGGTAGCATTGGCAGGTAAACCAGCAGGTGTTGTTAAATCAACAACAACTTTAACAGCACCACCAGTTTTTCCACCGATTTGTGAACCGTAAGGTACTAATTCTTTAGTGAATTTGACACCAGCACCTAATGACAATGAAGATAAAAATTCTTCACTATCCATTTCGTTACCATCAGGACCAATCAATTGTCCTTGTTTAGTAGTACTAAACCCAGAAAGTGAAAATTCAAAACCACCATTAGCAACACCATTTGCAGTAACTAATTTTGCACCACTGTTACCAGTCGGAGTATGTGTACTACCACCGGCAGCTGAAGCACCTTTAGATCTGTCAAACAATGAATTATCATAATATTCATCATACAGACTCTTATCAGAATAAGAAGCTGTACCAGCAGTCAAAGAATTATTAGCACCACCATCAATATGTGAATTGCTTACTTTAGGTACAAAGTAAAATAATTTACCAATCGGCATGTTCAAAGCTTGAACAGACACGATATCGTTAGCCAATAATTTAGAGAATACTCTCCTTACTATTGGGAATACAACTGTTTCGAAAGCACCAGAGCCACTAGCTTCAGCGTTCTCGTTTAACATTGTAGAAGCTTGGTTTTCATATAATTGAGCGATATTCTCCCTTACATGTCCTTTCAAGCCGTCTAAGAATCCAAGACCTTCCCATTTTGCGATGGTATTGGTTCTTACTTGTCTCATGTGGTCTAAGTTAGTATTACCAACTTTACCACTATTTAATAAATGTCCCATTTTATTTATAAATGTTTAATTTAAATTATTATTATATTAGCGTCTACCAATTCTATCCATCAACGATTTGATGGCGTTTACTTGTGGATCAACATACGCTGTTGACTCATTCAAGTTGGCAGAGCCTTGTGTTACAGTCTTATTGACACTCTCGTCAATAGTTTCAGTAACACTCTTATTTTCGTTCAATTCATTACAAATTGACTTATATAACCCCTTAGATCCCTTTAAGGATTCAACTAGGTCGAATCTTTTAAGTATACTAAGCTTTTCTTTCTTAGAAGTTGAATGTTCTGTAAACAACCTTGTTGCGTACGCTAAGTTTGAGTTAAAAACTGCTACCTCATTCAACTTATTTCTGAAAACTTTAAGAGCTGCCTTATATTCACCATTTTTGGATTTAAGGTTCTCCATCTCAGAAATTAGAACTTTATATTCATCAGATTTGGTTATTGTAGATTTACCTTTTTTACTTTCGTCAACGGCAACTGAGCTAGAATAAGTTCTAGGTTTGTTCAGTCCATTCCTTCCATGAGATTTCCCATTTCCAAGAGTTCTTGAACCTTCCTCAACTGCATCCTCATCTTCATTTGTTTCGTCAACCTCAGTAACTTCTTCAGTTTTCTCATCAACTTTGTCTTCTTCTTTAATTTCATCAGTTTCCTCAATTGTTTCTTCTTCGGCAACAACTTCTTCAGCTACTTCCTCTTTTTCTTCAACTTTGTCTTCTTCTGTAATCTCTTCAGTTTCCTCAGTGATTTCTTCTGATTCGTCAAAAACTATTTCGTAAATAGGTTCTTCTTCATCCATTTCTTCAGTAGATTCATTATTTTCGGATTCTCCTACACCTTTAACAATGTAATCGGCACCAGTTTCTTTGTCAGAGATTTCAACTCCATCGTCAGTTTTAACAACAACGATTTCATCAGAATCACTCATGTCCTTAAATATTTTAAGCACATCGTCATCACTAGCATCTGTTAAATCCAATTCATCCTCACCAGCGTCAGGATCTCCTAACATTTCTGGTTCTGGAAGTTCGGGCATTTCCAAATCCATACCTTCTTCATCTTCAGGAGCTTCAAGATCTTCGATCTCGTCACCACCAATATCGGCAGGTATTTCAATGTCCATTTCCTCTTCACCTTCTTCATCGTCTTCCAAATCAGCTAAGTCTAACTGTTCTTCTACGTTTCCGGTCTTACTCAAATCGTTCTCTTCGACTGTATCTTCTTTTAAAGATTCCTTCACTAAATCGCCAATTTCTTGCTTAAATGTTGTAGCAAGTATTTCTTTCGTATTGCTTTTAAGAGCCTCTTCGATTTGTTTCGCTTCTAATAAAGCTTCTTCTAGTATTGATTTTTTTTCGGCCATTTTATCAATTATTTTAATATTATTATTACCTTAATAGGTTTATGCAGTAGACATGTGTCCCCGCACGTTTTTTTATAAATATGTGTGATTGTACAAAAACGTTGTTTTTTTAACGTTTTTCTTTATTTTAGGAAATCATCTAAACCGTCTGTTAAAAGCTTAGAATCATCTTTTTGCTCACTCTCTACAAAAGGTCTGGCTTCTTCTTCACTTTTGAATATCCAAGAACCCGGTGTTGAAGGGGCTGTAACCACATCCCAACATATCAATTCGAAGTCATCTTGAACTATATTTTTACCGTTTTTCTTCTTTAAAGAACCGACACCTCTTGATGAGACACCAAGTCTTATACCTTTTCTTATTAAATTAGCTATATTATCACCTTGACAAGATATAATCCCCTTTGTAACGTAGCCCGGTGACATAAGAACTTCTATCTTTCCCATAACGGTGTTGGATTCCCACCAAGTTTCTAATACGTTGTGTGATACTCTATCGACGGCAATAATAGAAGACTCTGGGTGGTCAGCTTCACCTATTGCTCTTTTCTCTTTAATAAGTTGTTGGTATTTTTCTAATTCTCTTTGTAGTATTTCTCTTTCGTATATTCTACCATTTCTATTCTCTACATTACATTTCTGTAATACCGCAGTTAAAACCAATGGTTCTGATATAACCTGTTCTCCTCTTTCTAGTTTGGACATTTCAGTGATAAACCTCCTGTTATCTCTAGGATCAATATAACCAGCATCATATTCTACTAATAACCCCTTTTTTCCGTATTCTCCAGGTCTTATAATTCTCATATTAGATTTTTAAATAAATATAACCGGGATTGGAAAGTATTACACTTTCTTTAGGTGAAAGCTGAAATCATCGTTTGTTTCCAGAACATCATGAAGTATTCTCCCACATAACACTTCTAACTCTTCTTTCATCTCCGATGAGTTCACTGGTAACATTTTCTTTTGAAACATCACAGCTTCACAACACATAAAACTTCTTTTATCGTTTGATATTCCTGATGAGCGTAAATCCAGATCCACAATGGTTGACTTTGATTTGAATAGCGATTCATCTAAATTAGCAAAAAGACTTTGTCTAACGTCTCTTCTAATTTTATTGATTTTGTTTTCGTAATTCTTTTTATCTTCTACTTCGAATATTGGTTCTCCCCAAGATGAAATATTGATGTAAACAGATTTTGGGTTCTTGTTATCCACAGTACCCACACTTGTTTTGTAATTGTGATTTAATGTTAAATTTAATTCCTTCCCTCTCTTCATAGTAATATATAGTTATATTATCATTATTTATATGACAAATATACTAAATAATGGACGAAAAGTCAATTGACTACTTTTGTATTAGATCTAACCTTAGTGTATTTAGTTTTACTATGTTGTTTGTGTATTCATCGGTGGAAAAACTGAAGTTTAATAATTTCTCTTTAACTTCTAATAATTTTTCTTTTGTGTCTACATCTGTTGTCTCTGTTAGACGAGTGTTTACTAATGTTATGTTTTCGTTGATTAAATTTGTGTGTAACTCTTTCTTTTCTTCTGGGTTTCCTTTGATAACTGTTCTTACAATCTTTTTTTCTCCTTCGGCTAAATCGGCAAATTTTCTATTATATTTGTTTGCAGCTAGTTTCGATATTAGTGATAAGGGGACTTGGGCTCCAACCCAATCAACTTTATTCACATCATCATCTTTGTTTACTAATAGATGATCTTTAATTGTGTTGAAGGATTCATGAATCTCTTCTATTTTAGATACATCATCCTCATTTACAATAACATCTATGAATTTCCATAACTCGTTTGTAGACTCAATAACTTCAATATTGTTTTCTTTTAATAGATTAAATAATTTTAAGTTACATTTCTTTATGTTGTTTAAACCTAATTTCTCAATTAGTCTAATATTTGTTTTAATATACTCTCTAGCCTCATCTGGTGTGTCGAAACTTCTTTTAGTAAGATTTTCATACATAAAATACTGAGCCTTTAATGGTTTCTCAGTTTTTAATAATTTAAAAAATTCTTTGATTATTTTTTTCTTAGTAGTGTCTTTGGCTACTACGTGATCATATACTAATGAGTCCAACGTTGATTTTAAGCTGCTAAAAGTCATAATATTGCGTTCTTTATTATAAATACTCTCGTTTTATTAAAATTATTCTACTAGGTTGTCAATATGTTTAATCATATCACCTATTTTTCGTTTTTGTTCCTCATTATCTAACTCTATCTTTGGGGAACTACCATCACTCGGTGTGGCTAACTCTATATTCTCAGTAAGTCTATCGAAATACTTTTTATTATACTTTTTCTTTTTGTTTTGTAAATTCTCTTTAATTATATTTTTCTTTTTGTCAATTGTTTCAGCCAATGGTTCTTCAGTGGGTATTTCTTCTACCCCACCTTCTGCAGGTGGTTCAGTCATTCCACCACCACCACCACCTAAGTCTGGACCACCACCTAATGTGTCTTCAGGTTCCAATACCTCACCACTTGGAGCGGCACCACTTGGATCCTCCTCAGCATATATTTTATCAATTTTATCGAATATACCAGATTTTTTAATAATAGTAGAAGTTTGTTCTAATTCGGCAGATGCAGCTTTCTCTATTCTTTGTTGTTCGAGATCTAATTTAATCTCATCATCAGACATTCCTAATATCTCTCTTTTTGCTTTAGTCATAGACATTGAAGCAAAACCATTACCAGCATCTGAAACAGCATCTCTGAATAATGTCACCTTAGATTGTAGGTGCTCCATCTTTAACATCTCAGCTTGTGTAGAAGGATTATTCAATACTAACGAAAAGTTATCTAATTCATCTTCTAAACCCAACATATATAAATGTATGATAGCAATTTTATTTAATTCTTGTATCATAGCTTGTTGAACTCTGTTTACAGAACGAGCAAATCTTACATCTTGTAATGCTAAGTTTTTACCTTCACCTGTTGCTTCCTCAAAACCTAAGAATGTTTTAGGTATTCTAAGAGCGGCAAATAATTTCTTTTGTAGATATTCCACATCGGCAATCTCAGATAGATTAGCGGCACCTGGTAATGTATCAATAGGGCTAGGGGCATTTGGATCCCTAACAGGGATGAAATAATCTTGGTCTTGTGCCAATTGATTATAACGAGTATCAATTTGACCAGTTGCTTGATCAATGACTGGGGTTCTTTTAAACCTATTGGCAACTTGTTGTACATATTGTTCTACATCGGCATCATCAATGTTACCAACAAATATCTTAAATATACGTCTTTCTGGCGCTCTAGTAACCCTATATATCAACATAGCGTCTTCAGAAAGTAATAACTGTTTCCAAATTCTTCTAGCTTTCTCTAATATGGATGTACCATAAGGTAATCTTCTATCATCTCCTAATAAACGGAAATGGGCTATCTGCCATGAATTGAATTCATATTCTTTGGATTTCCAAATAAATTTTAGTCCAGGTAGTTTAGGATCTTCTTCTGTAGGTTCTAAATGTTTTCTTCTTACATTATCAAACAATTCCCCTTCTCTTCTTTCCATATCAATGTTAGGTAATTGTTTAACACCAGTAATACCATCATCACCATCAATTTGTAAATAAAGAAAGTTATCACCATATTTGCAAATATTCCTAACCCATGCTGGCAAAGAAGTGTTTATATCTAATCTTTTATTAAAAAGAGTATCTAATATGTTTTTAACTCTTTGACTCTCAGAATAAATTTTAAGTATCTTACCACTTTCATCTGGTGTTGTAGATTCTTCCATAAAGATATCTAATGCCGCCGCAATTTCAGGGTAAAATTCCATAGCTTCAAAGTCTGTGTAAGAAGCTAGTCTTGTTGTTTCGTAATTTACAGCTTTTTGATACAACTCGCTGTCAACCTTCATCCATTGATTCTTAAGGTATAAACCTTGTTGTCTTTCTAGCTTTTCCTTATCGTAAGCTTCTTTGGACTTTGTCGTAAGTAACTCCTTTTTTATGTTATATGTGGACTTTGTTTTTGGACCCTCAGGACCGAATAACCTTGTCAATCTCTGCCATACCGTATAATTCTTTTCTTGAGCCATAAAATTTGTTTAACCTAAATATAAATACTAATGTTTGTAAATAAACAAAAAATAGTTTTATTAATAAATATGCCGACTTTTTTTAACGCAATAACCAAAAATGTTCGCTATTGGGTATATTGGGATTATGTGTGGGCGGTTTATAGTCTTTTTGTTGTGTTGGATCTATTGTAACACCCCAAGCATTTAACATAGCTTTTGTTTGTTTATTTAGTTTTTCTAAATTTTTAAATGATGTTTGTAACACCCATAAAGACATAGCCAATGCCATTATTAAATCATCATGATACCCAACCATATGATCTGGTCTACCATTCTTATAGATAAATGTTTTAAACTCAGAAAGTAATCTACTTGAACGAATGATAATCTCGTTTTGTCTTATACATCTCTCCATCTCCGCAATCATATTTAAACGATTTGCACCAACATTAAATCCTGGTATTTTATTATTCTTTTTATACCCACTTAAATCTTTTCGTTGTGCCAATACTCTACTTCTTGGGTCATCGTAATGTAGGTATTTATATTCCATCTCCAAAAGTTTAAGAACTGTTGCAACTCCCATACCACCAGTGATGTCAATAACGGTGTATGCTTCGTACTTACCTCCCCACTCATAAACCAATTCCCCTAAAGAATCTGGTGGTAGCTTACCTTGATATTCCATTACTTCTTCACCAGTTGTAAAATCAATAACTATCATTGATGAGAAGTCTTCTCCGTCACCTCTACTTACGTCAACACCCATAATATATTGATGACCTTGTATTGGTTGTTCCCATACCCATATATTATTATCGAAACCTGAAGTACCCATAGGTGTTTTCTGATTAAATGTTTCATGATGGGCGATATATTCTTCATCAATAACATTACCTCCCGAACCAACAAATGATACATCTAATTCTTGCGCTATCATCTTCTCATTACCATTCATCTGTCTACACATGTTGTCATACCAATTAGAATGTGGTTTATAACCATCTTTGATCATCTTATCATAACCATCGTGTTCGTATTTTTCTTCTTTTATAATTTCCTCACCTTTGTGCCATTCTAAACCCTCATTATATCGTGGATCTTGATACCACCTCATTTCTACAATGTTAAAATTGTTTCTACCATTCTTTGCCCCATCATATGTTTTATAATATAAGGGGTCCAACCCATTTGGTGTTGATAATAATGATATGTTACCACCAGTACCTATAGCAGCTAATGCTGTTGTGAATACTATATCTCCTTTCTCGATAAATGCGGCTTCATCCATTACTAAGAACGTAGGTGTGAAACCTCTTAAAGCATCTGTTGATGTTGCAAGTGCTTTACATTCAGATTTAGTGCTTAAAATAATGTTTTTCTTTGAGTCTGTGTCGAACACAACACCCATCCAGGGTGGGAATTGTTTTATAAACTCTTTTATCTTTTTCAATATCTCTTGTGATAGATCTTGTTTGTTTGCCAATATAAGAACTTTTTCTGGGTTAGAGCTATTGGCGAATACCATCTTCCAAGCCAAATAAGCGGCTGTTGTTGTTGACACTCCAGCTTGTCGTGGTTTTGCAATTATATTAGAGCGATGCGTTTGATACGCATCTATAATCTCCCTTTGTTTGGGAAATAGTTTAAATGGTACATAACCATTCTGTGTCTTATCGAATGTCTCAAAGAAATGTTCTATACAGTAAATTGGATCCGTAAGGCACTTTGCATAAATCGCCAGTTGTTCTCTTTTTGTCATATTACCCCTTTATTATAAGTATATCTAAAATGACCCCACAGTTGATGGTCCCCAGTTAAACCAACCCAATTTGATTAGTTTCCCTTCAACCCATGCATCATAATTAGGACCTAATTTATACTCATAAGTTTTTTTGTCAATGATAACAATACCAGAATTTTTAGCTGTAACGAAGAAGGAGGATAGAAACCCACTATTCCTACCAACATAACCAAATCTATTTAGAAAGTTTTTTCTTGTTTTAGGGATTGTTGTTGGTTCTTGTATGAAGTTTGTTAGTTTAAGAATCAACCTACTTTTCTTTTTATCGTTGAAGGTGTAAGTGCTACGGTCTCCCCATAATACAAATCCTTTATCCGTTAAAAACTTCTTTATTTCTTGG